TCTCCTCCTGGGTCATTAGGGTCAAAATAAACTTTGTATGGATTACCTTTTTTATCTCTGCCTATCATAAAACCTCTTGTCCTACCAGCAGAATGATAACCATCAAATTTGTAATTGATAAATTTTTTCTGTGCATTGTGAAACTGCTTGAATGTCACATACATTGCAAATATAATTCCTAAATGACCAACCACTAGTCCTACCCAACCATATAGCATTGTAGATATATTGAAGAAATACACAGTGAATACCGTGCTCCATACAAAACTTAACACAACCAATATCTGTAATCTCACAGTCTTAGGCAATGCTCTCAAATCGTTATGATTGTCGTCAAACAGGATCGTGGCAGTATCTATCGCCCAATTCCTTAATTTGTTACACCATCCACAATTTTCTATATTAATCATACTACTACCTAAAAAATTTCTTGAACTTGTCGATACTGCTTGATAGCGGTCCATACACCCTTTCTATAAAATCAATGTGTTTGGTAAGACGCTTGTCCAAGTGATCAATCTTATCGTTCAGTTGTTTCATTTCTTTCAAGAAAACTTTCTTGTTGTCCGCCATTGCTTTCTTTATTATGTCTACTTCTTTAGTCATTTTTAATATCTTTTACTAATCTTAATTGCTCCATTTGTTTAAGCACTCTTTTTTCTTTTAGAATTAACTTATTCAATTGTATTGATGCCTGCATTAATGAACCTACTTTGCCTAACTGCACCATATGATCCATTTGATTATATTTTTTCTTTCCTCTAGGCATCTTTCACCTTTCTAATCATTGTTGCTTTTCGAGGCCACAATTGGTTCCTAATATGTTCTTCATCAAACCCTTGCATTCTTTTTAGTTTGCCATTTACTTTTACACTGAAAGAATATGGAGGACCGTCCCATTGTGTAAATTTCCATTTTTCTTCCACTTGCTTTCTTATCTTAAATTTTCTTTTCTTCTTCAAAGCACACCTGCCTGATTAGCCGCCATAAAAATACCAAACGTAAATGTTAGTATTATAAAAATAGCAGGCAAATTATCTAGTATCCACCATTTAAATTTGTTCATATCATGCCTTTCCATTTATAATGATTCGCCAATTCTTTTTTCTGCTCCAGTTCTTTGTCAAAGCCTAGATCAATCAATTTGTCATAGATCCATTCATCTGGCATACCTGTTCTTGCTTTCTTTACTCCATATGGCATTTCATCTGCGAAATAGTCCATAAGTTCATCAAAACATTCTCCACCATATTCTATATCATCAATGTCTGTGATATGGTTAGAATCTAGTATTTTCTTTATTGCTTCATATTCCGATATCATATTTTCTCCCCTAGTTCAAATCCTCTGAATCTCATAAATCTTGGAAATCTTAAACTGTATTCATTATCGCTGTCTTGATTCTTTGTGATTGCATCTGCTCTCACTTCTACAATCTGCCCAATCAATTTGTCTTTGCTTTGCCAAAACTTATCTCTATTATCATCTGTTAAACCAGAACCAACATTAGTTTTAATCTTCTTACCATCATCTACTCCTTCACAAATCAAAGCACCCAATTTACCAACATTTCTACCAGTACCTTCTTCTGTTGCTTTTATTTCCAAACTCACTTCAATAAATGGTTTTAATTTTAACCATGCATGACTTCTTTTGCATTCATAAGGAGCATTGAGATCTTTAATCATAATACCCTCATATCCACCCTCTACGGCCCTTTTATTCACCTCTGTGTAAGTCGTTTGCCCTTCGGGTGTGTCTAAGTTCACAATTTCATGATCCAGCACTGTAACGGCGTTTAAATTGGTTTCATGCTTTTGGTACCATGCCTTTAACATTGCCGTTCTTTGAGTTTGTGTCTTATCCCAACTACCTTTTTTAAATTCTTCTAATGGAATAAAATCAAACAAATGAAGCACTGCATCTTTGGCATCAGCACTTCCTTTTCTATGCACCTGTTTCATAAGGTCTTGAAAGTTCTCGCTCATAACCTCACCATCTAGTACCAAAGGATATGGTGGCGGATCTTGTTTTACAACTGCTGATATTTCTTCTTGTATGTGTCCAAAGTTTGTAAACTCTTTACCATTTCTACTAAACATATCTACTTTACCATCTGGATAAGCAATAGCCAAAGTTCTTACACCATCTAGTTTAACTTCTAACATCTTCTCACCCACTAACTTCTTTTCATGGTTTGCAGAGTCATGGGCAAGTTGGCAAGTAAACACGGGCACCATGTACTTGCCATACTTGTTCTTTTTTGCTACGGAGTTCACAGTTTTTTCTGAAACACCACAACGCAAATCTTTAATCAATATTCTTCTATAAAAGCCATTCCATTGTTCTGCTGTCGCTGAACTCATCACAAGATTAATTGCATCTCTGGCATTGTGTCCAGTCAATTCTCTTTTGTTTAATTTGACAGCAAGGTCTTTGAATACATTCCAAGGACAACCTTGACCTGCTACGACTTCATCTTTTGTTGGAACTTGTTTTACTCCAAATGTGTATAACTTGTCCAAACACATCTTTAAACCTTCAAAGAACTCATCTAGTCCTTCGTGCATAGCATCTAACAATATCTTCTCCTTTGCCAGTCTACTGTTGTCTGCTTCTAGTTTTGCAATAACGTCTTGTGGTTGTGTTCTCATATCAGTTTTACCAAAATATAAATTTGAAGACCTAGCACCGCAATAGGAACGATTGTTCTAATCAATTCCATAGTGTGGTTGTATTCGTCTAGTTTTCTTTCCAATTTGTTTCTTTTTGCTTTTTTCATCATTAACATTATAACTCCATTATACAGGTTTTAAAACAGTTTGTTTTGCCATTTCTTTCCAATTTTCTGGAAATGCTTTTGCCAAATCTGCAATTTTAAGCACAGTTCTAAGACTGATCTCTCTCAATTGTCTTTTGTACTCATCAATAAACGCAACAATATCATCTTGCGTTTCTTGTGGTAGCATATAATTTTTAAGCATACCATCAGTAACAATCTGTTTGATCCTTAGGATCTTTTCTCTAATAGTGTCAATTGTCAAATCAATATAATGACATCTACTTTCTAATGCTTCTAAATGGTCTCTCAACTTCTTACTCTTTACATTATCAAATTTAATATTTGTAATAAAGATTACAGAACCAGCAAATTCAAATGTATCAGGCACACCCTCTCTTCTTAACATATGAGAGTCTGTGTTCCAACATATTCTTCTAGTCTTCTTAGAATCAAGTGCCGCCTTCAAAATGTTTAAACTTAAATCATCTAATAATATACTGTCACAGTCATCAAATACTAATACATTGTCAGCACTTGAATAATTGTAAAGTTTACAATATAGACCAATTGGCGACATAGCACCTTTTACAACTTCATATTTTGGTTTAGTGTTACCAAGTGTAGACACAACTCCATATCTATCTAATACAGTTTCAACACCGAACGATTTACCAACACCTGGAGGTCCTGATACAATCATTGCTCTCACATCACCTTTTTTACAAGCCTTTGTCATGCTGTCTAGTATTGTGAATCTTTTTCTCATTCTTTCAACTGTCTCAGCATCTGATTCTTCTTTTGGTTGTTCAGGTGCAGAATCTCTCAACTGATTCTCATTTGCAACATGAACTTTAATTTTATCTGATGTTGCTCCTGCATAATCTTCAGGATTAACTTTTACTGTGATGTATCCACCTTCTTTGTGTGGATGTGGTTGATAAGGTTTTACTAGTTGAAATGTTTGGTTCTCTATTAATTTGTTTCTGTAAGAACCTTCCAGAACGTATATAGTTTTTTGCATTGTGCCCTTTCTTGCCTATTAATATTGCCTTTTGTTATTCTTAATTTTACTTTCTTTGTCCAAAAAAGTCAAGCATTAATCTGCTCGACTTTCACTGATACAATCTAAACCAAATTGTTCTTCTAATACCTTAGCAAAGGCATCACAACCAATTTCTTTAATACTCATAGATTGTGTCATTCTCCAAGGATGACTTTTTGGCATAATGTCGTAGTAGGATATTCTCCAACCACCTTTATATGCTATATCACCAATTCCTTGTCTTTTTAAGAAATTAACGAATTTACCTTTTGCAGGTCTCACTTTTACATTTGCGAAACCACAGTACATAGGTTCTTCTTTGTCCTTCATGTACTCATCAACTGCCTTCACAGCCGCATCTTTGGCAGTGTGCCAAATGTAAGTAGGATCTACTTTGTGGTTCATAAATTTAACTATTTGTTTTTCTTGAGTTTGCATTGTTGCCCTTTCTATGTTAATTAAACTAATATTCTTTTTTGACCGTCCATATAACACGCACCAGTCCATTTTACAACATAATCACCAAAAATGTTACCTCTTGGAGCATTCAAAGTTGGATTTTGCCAACTAGCCGCCTTAAGGATATCACCTTTTTTAAACTGCACACCTTTTGAAGTTGTGAAGTCTTTTGCCGCTAAAAATGAATGAACTGATCTGCTAGTTCCAATGGCAGTAGTAATCTTAATATACTTCTTGCCAGGTTCAACTCTAATACTGTCGTTGAACTCATTCTTCATATTTTCATGAACTTCTAGTTGAGTTTTAGTTTGTGGTCTTCCAAAACCAACGTAGTCTTTTTTAATGTTTTCTATGTATTGTTCTATTTGTTTTTGCATGGTGCCTTTCTTTTTGTTTATAATACTATTATAGTGTCTGAAGTACCAAAAAGTCAACCAAAAAGATAGGTCAAAAACGTCAAGGTTTATGCGGGTTTTTTAATCGTCGAATGCTTTTGCTTTGGGATTATTGCTAAATTTACGCCAAATTTTGTGTAAAACATAGAACCAAACACCATTAATACTTGGCTCTATTAGTGCAACTGCACCAGCCTCCCATATACTTGCACCTGTCATTACACTAACCACACACATTGCAATTATGATATGTCCTAGTGTGTAAATCAAAGCCAAGGCTAAACTGCTTGTACCCAACAATTTTAGTATGTTAAAAATACCTTGTTTAAATTCACTCATATTTTTTTCCTTATAATAAAATTATAAAGTCTAAATGTTTGAAAGTCAAGCCACAAAAAAAGGCGACATGAAGCCGCCTTTTTTCCAATTTGTAAAAAGTGTTAATTACTTAACTAAACCTTTTGCAATCGCTTTGTATCCAGCGCCTACTACAAACTTAGGTGCTTT